GGTTTTAAGGCTGTAACTGATCCAGTCCAACAGAAAAAGATTTTTAGCGATGATGCTTCAGGTTACAAACTATACGTATACAAGAAAAAAGTTTCTGCTCCAACTAACGAGAACTTTGCCGATGGCAAAGGTCCAGGACGAGCAGGAGATAGTGCTAGGCACGGTATCCCAAAGCACGCCACCAAGTCAGAGCTAGAGAAAGCAAGCCACGCTAAGGGTCGCAAAGGACAACTAGCCCGTTGGATGGCTAACATGCGCTCTGGACAGAAAAAACACCATAAGGAGTAAGCAAATGCGCTACGATACTTTAAGTAGTTGGACTGAGATAGATTGGTCCGACTGGGATTATCTGTTGGAAGACGTTGAGAATAGGCCTAGATATTCAAACCTAAAATCCCAAGCAGCACAATATATGGACCTTAGCCAGTGGCGCAGTAGCTCTGATCCTAGATTTCTAAAAGAGATAAGCTCTAAAGCCAAAAAGATCAAGAAGCATAACGAAAAACAGATCAGATCAAATGGCGGCGAACTACTCAGATATGTCAGATGGTATCTAGCCTATCACAGGCGAACAGATAAATATCTGCATGAAAATAACTGAGCTTGAAAAAGCGATAGAACTAAACCATAAGCACGGTCTCGGAGAGAATCTATCCGGAAGGTTATCTTCTCTCTCTATCAAATCTGAAGGTATCAACGAGAAAGCCGATGATAACGGAAACACGCACTGCTGGTCTGGATATCGTAAAGCAGGATTGAAGAAAAAAGGCGGCAAGATGGTCAATGACTGTCGTCCCATAAAGAAATGAGGAAACTAATATGTTACTAAGAAAAGGCGCCTACGCACCAGGCACTACGCAGAACTTTGCTACTTCAGGCAGCAGCCAAGTTTCAGCTGCATTTGGCACATCAACTAGCGTCATAAGGGTAGCTGTGCAAGCAGATACTTATATAGCCCTAGGCGGATCTAGTGTTACTGCTACAAATAGCAGCATGATCATTCCAGCTGGTCAGATAGAATTCATAGCCGTAGGCACAGGAACAGGCTTTACTTACATTGCTTTCCTGCAGGTTACCACTAGTGGTTATATCAGCATAACAGAATTGGCTTGATATGTTCCGTAAGCCAGGCCGAACTACTGCTATCAGCAAGATTGCAACTGTTGTTTCAGCTAGCAAAGGACCGGTAGGTAATACCTGGACCGGTACTAGTACTGGGCTGGTCATGAATCTTTTGAACGCTCCTAGTTCAGGAATTTCTTGGACTGATGTTAGCGGTTATGGCAATAATGGTACTATAATAAAAACAGGTACAGGATCTGCTACATATACTTCTGCGCATAACGGCGGATTGATACTAGGTCCTTCTCAGATTACTAATATGGCCATGATAGCCACCACATACAATTTAGTAGTACCTTTTACTGTAGAAGTTATCGTAAATTTAAATCCATCAGCCTATTGGTCGTCGCTGTGGGGCAATGAGAGCTACACTGCCTCTAAGGGATATCTCGCATATTGGAGCGGCTCTTCATTGCTTAGCATAGGTGGTTCAGCTGCTGCAAATTCTTACAGCATTTCGGCAAATACTGGAAACATAAGACAGATAATAGTTACCGTCGATGCTACCCCTAGCTTGAAGCTATACATCAACGGTAGTTTGCAGACTGCTAGCCAAACGCTATATGCTAATCCAGGAAGCACCTCTACCGGCCTAAATTTTGGATCTAGGCATCCAAACGCAGGAACCTCAAGCACTCCAATGGATGCGTGCGTCGGAACCTATTATCAGATGCGTGTCTATAATATAGCATTGAATCAAACACAGGTTACAGCCAACTACAATGCTGTCAAGAGCACCTACGGAATCTAATATGAAGAAGATCAAGGGATCTCCAGGAGTCGAAGATATCAAGAAACAGATAAAGGACCCAGTCAGTCCGGGTGCGCGGGGTCTCGAAACACTGGCCAAGGATAAGAGACTGAAATCAAATAATCCTCTCAGGCGCTACATAGACATAGTAAAAGATATAGAAACTCGGTGGGACGATGAAGATAAATGAAGTCAGTCCAAACACTTTAGAAGGTAGTTTTACACGAGATCTAGTGTTTAGCAAACTCTGGTTGATAAAAGAAATCACTAAGATAAGTGATAGATTTGATGTTATTTATATATTGGGTAGCTGGTACGGCAATCTCAGCATCATGCTGATATCTAAGCACTGGGATTTTAACAAGATAATAAACGTAGAGACAGATCCTAGAGTATTAAGAGACGGAAAGCGATTCGCCAAGAAATTAGGTCTGCACGATCGCATCGTAGACATGCTCAAAGATGCGAACGACCTAGACTACAGGCAAGTGACTAAAAAGAGCTTGATAATAAACACAAGCACAACTAACATGAAAAACGATGGATGGTTTGATGCGATTCCGAAAAACACGTTAGTAGCTCTTCAGGGTAGGAACAACGATCTCGGTGCGGTCAATCAGTATGATAGCCTAGAACAATTCCGGAGAGATTATCCACTGCGTGAATTGATGTTTGAGGGGACTATAACTCTAGAAGATCCAGAAACAGAATACGATCGCTACATGATCATAGGACTAACATAAACATTGACCTTAGTCCATCGTTCCTGTATACTATAGAAAATAAGGAGAGATAGATGAGTCGCACTTACGGATCTGAAGAAAAAGCAAAATTGTTGAGCGTTATCGATCAATGTGTGCAGGTATTGCAGGAAGTTGATGACCTCAAGGGCGGTATGAAAGACACCGTCAAAGCAGTAGCAGAAGAACTAGATATCAAACCAGCACTGCTAAACAAGGCTATCTCGGTCGCGTATAAGCGTAACTGGGGTGCAGTAAACGAAGAATTCGCAGAACTAGAGAGTATTTTAGTTACCACAGGCAAGGACGTCTGATAAGTAACTGTGAGCAAGGTAGGTTGGGCCATAAACCACGCTATTGGTATTTTGCGAGCCACAAATCGCAATAGGAGACAAATGAATGAGTTATGTAGATGCTCTCTATAAGAGAGATGATGAATCTGTTAAAGTAGTTGAACGTGTAAACGGCAAACGATTATATAAAGAATATCCTGCTCGTTATATATTTTATTATCCCGACCCTAAGGGCAAGCACGAAAGTGTTTACGGTGAGAAGTTGGGTAGAGTAACTGCCCGAAATCTCAAAGATTTCCATAAAGAATTAAAGATACACGGAACCAAACGCCTTTATGAAAGTGATATCAATCCAGCTTTCCGCTGCCTCGAAGAAAACTATCTAAACCTAGATGCTCCGAAGCTGAACGTAGCGTTCTTTGACATCGAGACAGACTTTGATCCAGAACGTGGCTTCGCAGATCCTAGCGATCCGTTCATGGGCATCACTGCCATAACAGTGCATCTGCAGTGGTTAGAGAGGTTAGTCACTCTAGCAGTACCCCCAAAGAGACTGTCTGTAGAAGAAGCAAAGAAACAGTGTGAGGAATTCAACGACTGTTTCATATTTGACAGCGAAGCAGATATGCTAGAAACATTCTTAGATCTCATCGAGGATGCAGACATACTAAGTGGTTGGAACAGCGAAGGTTACGATATTCCCTACACTGTGAATCGCGTAGCACGAGTGTTGAGCAAAGAAGATACACGCCGTTTCTGCCTCTGGAACGAGTTTCCAAAAAAGCGTGAATTTGAGAAATATGGTCGGCAGCTTATTACCTACGACCTAGTAGGTAGAGTACACCTAGATAGCTTAGAACTGTATCGCAAATATACCTATGAAGAAAGACACACCTATCGACTCGATGCTATCGGCGAAATGGAGATAGGGGAAAAGAAAACCGTATACGAAGGCACGCTAGACAGCCTATATAATAACGACTTCCGAAAGTTCATCGAATACAACAGGCAAGACGTAGCATTGCTAGATAAATTAGATAAAAAACTCAAATTCATCGATCTCAGCAACGAACTAGCCCATGCTAACACGGTTCTGCTACAGACTACCATGGGTGCTGTCGCTGTTACTGAACAGGCTATCATCAATGAAGCACATCGCCGTGGCTTGATAGTGCCCAATCGTCCAAAACGTGATGACAGCGAGAACACACAGGCAGCAGGCGCCTATGTCGCATATCCAAAAAAAGGATTGCATGACTGGATTGGATCAATGGATCTAAACAGCCTATATCCATCAGCCATCCGTGCGCTAAACATGGCTCCAGAAACCATTGTTGGACAACTGCGCCAGACCTACACAGATGCATACATAGACGAACAGATAACCGTGCATAAAAAGAGTTTCGCAAGCGCATGGGAGGGTAAGTTTGCCTGTTTGGAATACGATATAGTCATGTCTCAAGACAAGGCTACTGATATAACTGTTGACTGGGAAAACGGCGAAAGCGTAGTGATGAGTGGTGCAGAGATCTATAAGATGATCTATGACAGCAACCAACCCTGGATGCTCAGTGCCAACGGTACTATCTTTACCTATGAGTTTGAGGGGGTTATACCTGGACTGCTAAAGCGTTGGTATGCTGAGCGCAAGGAACTACAGGCCAAGATGCGCGAATCACTAAACGCCGGTAACAAGATAGAAACTGAATTCTGGGATAAGCGACAGCTAGTAAAGAAGATCAATCTCAACAGCTTATATGGTGCTATCCTAAATCCAGGATGCCGATTCTTTGATAAACGCATCGGACAGTCAACTACACTGACTGGTAGGAGCATAGCCAAGCACATGGCCGGAAAAGTGAACGAAGTGATAACAGGCGTAAATGATCACATAGGCAAGAGCATCATATATGGCGATACTGACTCTGTGTATTTCTCAGCATACACTACCCTAAAGAAAGACATAGATAAAGGTGTGATACCTTGGTCTAAGGATAATGTCATACAGCTCTATGATCAGATAGCTGAAGAAGTAAACGGAACATTCCCTAAGTTCATGCTAGATGCGTTCCATTGCCCAAAGAGCAGAGGTGATGTGATCAAGGCTGGGCGAGAGATCGTGGCTATCAAGGGACTGTTCATCACTAAGAAACGCTATGCCGTCCTCTATTACGATAAAGAAGGCAAGCGTTACGATAATAATGATAAACCTTGTAAGATTAAAGCCATGGGATTGGATCTCAAGCGTTCGGATACTCCAGAATTTATACAGAACTTCCTTAGTGAAGTATTAGAAAGCGTGCTGACTGGTCATAAGGAAGAAGAGATACTGGAGATGATCACTGACTTCCGCACTGCCTTTAAGGGACGACCTGGTTGGGAGAAGGGAAGCCCTAAACGTGCCAACAATATTACTGACTATAGCAAGAAAGAAGCTAAGGCAGGAAAAGCAAATATGCCTGGTCACGTTCGGGCAAGCATCAATTGGAACACGCTCAAGAAGATGTACAGCGATAATTATGCCATGAGCATCAGCGATGGTGCTAAAGTCATCGTCTGTAAGCTGAAAAACAATCCAATGGGGTTCAACAGCGTAGCGTATCCTGTAGATGAATTGCGCTTACCCCAATGGTTTAAGGATCTACCTTTTGATGATGCTGAGATGGAAGCTACCATCATTGACGCTAAACTAGACAATCTCATCGGAGTTTTGGAATGGGACGTGGTCAGCACTGAACAAACTAACACTTTCAACAAGCTATTTGAGTTCTAAAATTATCTTGACTCTTAGACAAAACCTAAATATAATCATAACACATGGAGATTCATATGAAAGACATTCTTAAAGATTTAGTAGCACATACACACGCATTAGGCTTCATCGATTTAGTAAAAATATTAGGTGACGATGACAAGACCAATATCGAAGCATTGGCTGAGAATCGTTCGGTCATCGTGCAAGCAGAAACAAACAACGCAGTAAAGGAATTCAAGGGGACGTTTGGATTACCAGATCTAAACAAGCTAGATCTGCATCTAAAGAATCCAGAATACAAAGACGGCGCAGACATCCAAGTTGTTTGGGAAGTGCGCAACGGTGAAAATCGTCCAGTCATGATACATTTTGAAAATGCTGCTGGCGATTTCAAGAACGATTACAAGCTCATGGGCACTGAACTTATCAACGAAAAACTAAAGACTGTGAAATTCAAAGGAGCATCTTGGCAGGTTGAGTTTGGGCCAGCAGTTGCTAGTATCAATAGGCTCAAGTTACAGGCAGCGGCACATTCTGAAGAAACTGTGTTTATGGTCAAGACTGATAACGATTCCTTGAAAATATTCTTCGGTGATGCAAACACGCACGAAGGCAGCTTCGTGTTCCAAACAGGAATCACGGGAAAACTTAGGCAGAACTGGAGCTATCCGGTATCACAGTTCATCAGTATACTGAACCTAGACGGAGACAAGACTGTCAAATTTAGCGACGACGGTGTAGCATTGGTTACTGTAGATAGCGGTATCGCAAAATACAATTATTACATTCCAGCACAAACCAAATGATAGAAACACATAAAAGAACCATTATTAGAGCTATAACTTATAGAATTTTAGCTCTTTTAATAACGGCGTTGTGGACTGGAATAAGTGATGCTATTATTATTCATATTATCCTAACAACAGTTCATTATATACATGAAAGAATATGGTTAAAAATTGATTGGGGTAAGGAATGAACAAAAATTTAACAACAGCGCAGAATGATTATGCAACATTCTTACCAGCAGTAAGTTCGTTTTATTCAACATTTATCGGCAAACAGCGGTTTGGCAATTATGTCGATCCAGCCCGCTTGCCCGCAGGTTTTACTAGCGGAGTAGAAGGATTAAATTTCTTTGATCCAGAGAAAGGCTACTTCTATTATAAATGGGGGCTGTATTCAGCAGGTCATGCTGATCTAGACATGACCCGTGCTAGCGAGAAAGATGATATGTTCCGCAGCCGACCTCGCAACGGTGAAAGCATCGTCGTTGGCGATAGTGGTGGATTCCAGATTGGTAAGGGCGTATGGGAAGGCGACTGGAAAGATCCCAACTGTCCAAAAGCCAGCAAGAAAAGGCAACAGGTTCTTGCTTGGATGGACGGTCTCATGGATTGGGGAATGATATTAGATATACCGGCCTGGGTCGCACGTAGTCCTGCAGGTGCTAAAGCGACTGGTATCAGCACATACCAAGAAGCAGTAGATGCTACCCATATCAATAATGATTATTTCATACGCAATCGCAACGGTAACTGTAAGTTTTTAAATGTTTTACAAGGAGAAAATCATACAGAAGCAGAAGACTGGTATCAACAGGTCAAGAAATACAGCGACCCAAAGCTCTATCCAAATGAACATTTTAACGGATGGTCTATGGGAGGCCAGAACATGTGTGACGTCCATCTAACGCTAAAGAGGTTAGTAGACCTTCGTTTTGACGGTCTGTTAGAATCAGGTAAGCAAGATTGGATACACTTCCTAGGTACTTCTAAGCTAGAATGGGCATGCCTACTTACAGACATCCAGCGGGCTGTGCGAAAATATCATAATCCCACGCTAACCATTAGCTTTGACTGTGCTAGTCCGTTCCTCGCAACTGCTAATGGACAGATATATACGCAGACTGAAATAGAACACATGAAAAAGTGGACCTATCGCATGGAAGCCAGCGTTGACGACAAGAAATATTCCATCGATCAGCGAAAGTTCAGTACTGCTGTGAACGGCGACGGTATCTTCAAAAAGAGTAGTATGTTTAATGATAGTCCTATCACCGATCTCACTCTAGTAAAGGATGTATGTATCTATAAGCCCGGAGACCTAAACAAGAACGGCAAGGAAGGTCGTACCAGCTGGGATAGTTTTAGCTATGCGATACAGATGGGGCATAACGTGTGGATGCACATCAATTCTGTCCAAGAAGCTAACCGCCAATATGATCAAGGAGTGATCCCTAACATGATGGTATTCAATACCGTATATGATAGGAAGTATTTCCGAGACGTAGTGGATCGCATATTTGAAACTGATGATCGCAACAAAGCACTAGAACTAGTTGAAGAATACAACAAGTTCTGGATCAGTGTCATTGGAACACGCGGTGCTACTGGAAAGAAGACAGTGAATTCTTCTACCATGTTCAACAAGAACTTTGAGATAGAAGAACCTGCAGAATATCATCGCGATGATAGCGGGTTAGATGATGGCAAGCTCACCAACCTAGAGGAGTTAGTAGATGAGTGATAGAGAAAAATTGATTTCACACTACAAGAAGATCCAAGAGAAACACGATTTGCTTGACAAACAGATAACAGAAGCTTATAATCATTATACTAACGACGAGACCGTTCATAAGATGAAGCAGGAAAAGCTACTTCTCAAAGAACAGATGTTTAATATTACTCAGGATTTAAACAAAAAAGATGCAGAGAGAATACCAGGACGGTTCTAAAAGCAATGTGGTGCTCTTCACGGGCATAGAAGTCGAAAAGACTCCTGCGCATGGTATGCCTACACTATTCGTAGTAGGTGTACATGATGCTAAAATGTTAGTAGATCTTGCCAAGGAACACGATTGCTATCACATATATTTAGGTGCTAACCATAGTTATAGTGCTACAAATTATGAATCATTGACCATCTGGGAGAGTATGGCTAAAGACTTGTTAGATTCTGGACTATGGGTTACCTTAGACATGGATGTTTCTTATTATAACGCTAGCCTCGATCTAATAGCATATCTCTGCGAATACAACAAATTCATATTGCAGGTATCAGTGAAACTTCCTTATATAAGCAATATGAATTACAATACCTGTGTCAAAATCGATGATAAGGATTTTGATGCTACTAATCCTGGAGTTTGGGTACATCAACTACACGATCTCATGGATAGATCAAAGTTCAACGATTGGTCAGTATATGGTCAAGATAAGATAATCAAATAAGGCAAAGGAAAAGGCAATGAAAGAAGATAAATCATGTGTAATACATCTAGATTGTGAATGTCACTCTCCGGAACACATCGTACGTTATAGTTTCTACGATTGGGGTACAGATGATATGCCTGAGTTTTTCGTAGAAGTACAAGCAGGCCACTATCTCCCTTGGTACAAGCGAGTATGGGCTGCGATAAAATATGCGGTTGGGTACGATGGTGTAAAGTGGCACGATGCTATCATAAAACGCAAGGACGTTGATGTCTTGCAAAAGATGCTGTCTGATTATAAAATAGCATACGATACATATTTTGAGGAAATGAAAAAGAATGAAAAGTAGTTCAATGATCTGGGTCACGTTCACACAAGAAGGTGTGCATTGTTACCCGGCAGCAGTAACGGATCCCAAGCTAGCAACAGGTGACTGGGATGACGTCGCTTTTTTAGGTGTTCCACATAGACATATCTTCCATTTCAAGGTATACCTTGAGGTATTTCACGACGATCGAGATGTTGAATTCATACAGTTTAAGCGTTGGTTGCAGAGGCTCTATACTGTAGAAGGAGTGCTGCAACTAAACTACAAGAGCTGCGAGATGATCGCAGATGATCTATACGATCAAATCATCGCAAGATATCCAGATAGAGAAGTCTGGATCGAAGTCAGCGAAGATGGCGAAAATGGTTGCCTCAACAAGTACAGCAAGAACTAAGGAGAAGATAGTGGCTGCTAGATACCCTGATATCAAGAAGATATTTGACGAGCTCGACGTTTATAGAGATTTCTGTAGAGAATTCGGACATGTGTTCAATGAAGCACACCTATATGATCCGAGGACTGCTTATGGTCACTTTGAACGCTATCGCCGAGGACAGCGTGTAACCAATAACTGGAAAGAAGACCGGAGGACTTGGCTTGCCAACCAACGCCACCACTAATTGGATAGTAGAAATAGAAGAAGATCCAAAAACTGGGGAGCTCCTGCTCCCCTTTCCTCCTGACCTATTGAGCCAGATGGGGTGGACCGAAGGTACAGAACTATGGTGGGATGTGCAGGATAACGGTCAAGTCATAATAAGAGAGAAGAAGGAAAAAGATGACAGTATATCTAGTTGATCTCGAAGCTGTTGACACACGTTACACAAAACAATGGAAGGATCATCTTCCGCAACAGATGCGAGATGCTGGACTGGATGTTTACATTATCTCAGGCGGAGATGTACCGCAGGCAACTACGCCAGGTGCGTTCCTCAACTTCGCAGGCACTAACAGCTACAAGAGCCAACAGATGCTGAAGATAGCAGAATTATTTGCTAATGGATCTGTTAAAAATGGAGACTATTTCCTCTATACTGATGCTTGGAATCCTACTGTTATACAGCTAAAGTACATGGCCGAGCTGCTAGGAATCGAGATCAAGATCGGAGGGCTGTGGCATGCCGGCAGCTATGATCCTCAAGATTTTCTCGGACGTTTAATCGGAGACGTTCCTTGGGTACGCAATGCTGAATCGAGCATGTTCTATTGCTATAACCATAATTTCTTCGCCACGCAATTCCATGCTAACATGTTCCTCCGTAATCTTTTTGGGGTTGATGTGTTGTTTGGTGATGATGAACTCGACGAATGGAACACACAGACAAATCTAAACGGACCTAAGATTATGATAGTAGGATGGCCTATGGAATACCTAAAAGACATCCTGAAACCTTACATGTTTGTTGATAAAAAGCAAAAAATCATCTTCCCGCATCGCTTGGCACCAGAGAAGCAGCTGGAAATATTCAAGGACTTAGCTAAAGCTATGCCAGAATATGAATGGTTCGTAGCACAGGAAAACACCCTAACCAAAGACGAATATCATCAGCATCTAGCAGAAAGCAAGCTGGTATTCAGTGCTAATCTACAAGAGACGTTGGGAATAAGCGTCTATGAAGGAGCATTGGTAGGTACGCTGCCGTTGATGCCCGATAGGCTGAGCTACAGCGAAATGTGGGATGGTGCGGGGGTGAAATATCCTAGCGAATGGACTAAAGATTGGGACAGTTATCAAAAGAACAAGAACAATCTGATGGAAAAGATCAAGGGGTTGATGGAAACGAATCAACCAACCGACGTAAATGCTAGACTACACGCTAAATGGACTGGTATGGAATTTTTCGAAGGTAATGCTTTATATAAAGCAATTCTTGACTCTAGAACCTAAATAACCTATAATAATATTTTAAGCAATCCACTGCTTTAACATCGGAGAAAAAAATTGAGCATTTCAGAAACTATACGCAATCGCATAAAAGAAGACGGGGGCCGTTACTGGGCCGGAGATAATATTTCAAAATACATAAAACCAGAAGAAATTGATCCACTTATTGATGAGTTACATGCTCGGTTTGATGCTGTGTTAGATAGCTTGGTTATCGATCGTGAGAATGATCCAAACAGCACGGGCACAGGGCGTCGATTGGCCAAAATGTATGTCAGGGAGATCATGAGCGGTCGATATGACCCTGCTCCCGATGCTACTAGCTTTCCAAATAACAGCAACGAACCTTATGAAGGTATGCTAGTGGTGCGCAGCGAGCTTAAGAGCATGTGTAGCCATCATCATCAACCAGTAAATGGTGTATCTTATATCGGCATTATTGCTGCTAAGAAGCTTATCGGACTTAGTAAGTACACTCGCATCGCACAATGGTGTGCTCGTCGTGGAACACTCCAGGAAGAGCTTTGTAATGATATTGCGAGAGAGATCATGAAGGCAACAGATAGCAGCGATGTTGCTGTATACATACAAGCCACGCATGGTTGCTGTGAGAATCGAGGCATTATGGCACATAGCTCGCTAACACAGACCACAGTATTGCGCGGTGCTTTTTATAGCGATCCTGCTACCAAGAATGAGTTCTTTGAGAACATAAAGCTACAGCAAGGATATCTACCACGATGACATTTACAAATATCACAATGGCAACTGGAGCAGGCGGAGGAGGAGGAGGCGGAACTGGTACTTTTAACACCTCGTATGGGGCTGTTCCGCCCATTGGCACCGTATCTGTCACCAGCGGAGGGACTAGTTATCCCCTAACAGCAAATCCACAGACAGTTACTATCGGTGCTGTAGGTTCTGCTATAGGTTTGTCGTCGGGAACCGGAGCATTCATCACTTCAACCAGTAGTGGCCCTGTTTGGACTAATCATAATAATGCCAACATAAGAATTAGTGGTGATAAACCAAAATTATCAACAGATAAAAATGAAATAGATCTAGACGAACTAGCAGAAACGATGCGTATCTTGCGCGAGCGTTTCTTGATCATCATTCCGGATTTTGAAAAGCATGAGAAATATGCTGCTCTTAAAAAGGCATACGAACATTATAAACTGTTAGAATCCATGGTCGTAGGAGAAAAGAAATGACCAACAAGATATACTATAATTGGAAAGATATAGAAAAGGCTGTAAACTCTATTGCTAGCCAAATTTATATGAGCGATTGGAAACCTGATTATCTTGTTGGACTTACACGAGGTGGTCTCAATCCTGCTGTCATGCTAAGCCATTATCTAGGTATTCCGATGCAGACTTTAAAAGTACAGCTACGTGACGGTGAAGAGATAGATTGCGATCATAACTGTTGGATGCCTGAAGATGTCGCTAATGCCACAAATGTCCTCATCGTTGACGACATCAACGACACAGGAGATACATTGGCCTGGATACGCAATGATTGGTTTAGCAGCGTAGCTGGGATGGATCCAGACCGCAACATGTGGTGGCACGAGCGTGTGAAGATAGCAGTGCTAGTAAACAATTTAGCCAGCAAGGAAAACGTTGACTTCTATGCTATCGAAGTGAACAAAGCCGAAGACGACTGCTGGATCGTGTTTCCATGGGAGGAGTGGTGGAAACGAGGACTTGACAGATCTGCACAAATACACTATATTAAAGACTAACAGGAATCATAGATAATGTTTGGAAAAAATGAGATTGTCGGACAAAAATATTTCAATGATGCTGGTGATAAGCTCTTTGTCACCAGTATTTTTTACACACTCCAAGGCGAAGGTCCATACCGAGGCGAGCCAGCAGTTTTCGTTAGACTTGCCAAGTGCAACTTGGCTTGCTCTTTCTGCGATACTTATTTTGATGGCGGCGATTGGTTATCTTTTGATGAGCTAGAAGCTAGGATATGGAATGTCGTAAACAATTATTTCGATGATCACGATGATATCATTCCAAACTGGTTTAGCCAAAAAGTCGGATTAGTAGTAACTGGTGGCGAGCCAATGTTGCAAAAAAACCTAGGTGCTTTCCTATATCATATAAAAGATCATTTTGCATGGACACAGATTGAAAGCAATGGCACAGTATGGCAGGATATTCCCAGTTCGACTACGTTGGTATGCAGTCCTAAATGCCTAGAAAAAGATGGCAAACCTGTCAAGTATCTGCGTCCCAATGCAGATGTTATGGAACGAGCCGATTGTCTCAAGTTTGTCATGAGTGCAGATCCAGATAGTCCTTACAGCAGCATCCCAGATTGGGCACATGAATATGCTAGCGTGGGCAGTGGCAAGCAGGTGTTTATCAGTCCCATGAACATCTACAATCGTGAGCCACAGAAGAGCAAGCAGATGCGTAGCACAAAGAACGATATCACCATCGAGGAACGCAGCGCCGTAGATGAAGTCATCAGTTTTTGGGAAGAAGGTCTGCTTGATATGAAGGCAAATCAAAGAAATCACGAATACACAGCACAGTATTGTGCGCAAAATGGATTCACCCTGAATCTACAGATACATTTATATGCTAGCTTGGCCTGAGGAGACATGATGTTAGATAAGTTTTTAAAGATGTTTGGTCAAAGTGTAAGTCCAAAAAAAGAAAACCAAGATCTCATATCAGAAAAAGATATGGCTACTGCACGTAAAGAACCTTATATAAGGGTCCTAGATACCAAAGTAGATAGAGCTAATCCAGCAGATGGTTATTTTGAGCTAGATTGGAACAGCTTTTTCATTGACGATTTGCGCAAAGCAGGTTATACTGGGGTTACAGAAGAAGAGATCGTTGACAAATGGTTCCGTGCATTGTGCCAAACTGTTGTCAACGAAGGTGAAGCAAACAGAGAAATCAGGATCATATGAACTACATCATAGTAGATACAGCTAATACTTTCTTCCGCGCTAGACATGTCGTGCGAGGTGACGCTGACATAAAGATTGGCATGGCACTACATGTTACACTGGCTAGCATCAAGAAGGCTTGGCAGGATTTCAAAGGC